AGCCGGGGATCAAAATGTCAGCCTCACCCTTAATCTGGTATTGAGAGAGGTTGCGCTTTGGCAACTCCGGCAATGATTCGCCAAGGTGATCTTTGATGTAATTTACGATCTGACGCTCAAACACAGCGCCTTTTTGCCTACTGTTTGTCATCGTCAGGACTCCACTTCAAGACGCTTTTGGCAGGGTTCTTTTTGCGAGCCACCCGGCCAAGGCTGTCAAGCTTTTGTTCGATTTCTGGCACTTTAGCAGCCTCTTTCAATTCTTCCCAAGTTGGTACGCGAAAGTTGTCTTTCTTAGTCATGTCTTTTCCCATAAACCAGATTGCACACTGGGCAAGTCAAGTCTCCATCCAAAAAGGTTTCACATCGCAAGCATAAATCAGCCGCCGCTAGTCGAGCCAGTCTGCCATCACCCTCAATTGTTTGTGGCGGCAACTTGCCAGTGCCATTGCATAGGTCACAAGTTTCTGGAACAACATCAGTGGGATCGAACCAATCTGTGACGTAGCGAAAACCCTTACCGTTGCACTTGTAACATTGTCTGATTAAAAAAGTCATTTGGCTTTACCTCACCATCTGTTGCCAACAAAATCCTACGCATGATTTCCGGGCTTGGGTAGCGTCTGCCAGCTATGAAGTGACAAACGGCAGAACGAGTAATCCCACACCGCCTTGCGAATCGAGCCTGACTAATCTTGTTAGTCTTCAAATATTCACTTAGTGTCATAACACACCTCTTTTCAATTTGGCTTCCAGTATGGCATAGAACAAATCGGTTGACAATATGTTTACGCTGTGCCAAAATAAAAAAACTAGCAAAGGAGATAGCAATGCAAAGAGAATGGCATTTTGATGGGCTGATACAGTATGCTGATGGACACTATGAAGCTGTCTACTTCAACAACGCAGATGATGATGTCAGTTTTACAGACGCAACACCAGCACAAATAGAACACGGCAACCGCGTTTGTCAGTATTGCGGTGAGCGTGGCGGTCATAAAGATGGTTGCACCCAGCCAATCACTGACCTCAACCCGATATTCGGAAGGAGGGCGAAGCAATGAAAACATATCGTATTCCAAAACGCTATTACATTGACCACGTTGAGTGTGATTGTGAAGCACCAGAAATTTTAGAAGAAACTAAAACTCATTACATCATCAGTGCTGAAGAGACGCCGGAGTTACTTGAGTTGAGAAGCCGCGCCTTGTTCTATGTTTCAGAGGGGCCGTACATGAATGGCTGTGCCGGGATTGTTGCCAGCGCCAAAGCTACCATCAAAGTAATTGGTGATGACATGAGCCAATCACAAAACCCAGAGCATGGCCTAAGAGACATGGTGTCAGGCTACAGAGAAGGTTTGCGATAATGGATTGGTACACCCACGATAGCGCGAGTGGCGCAACGTCACCAAAGTATGAAATGATTTTCAAGTTGTGGCTTAGATCGCAACACGGAATACAGTTTCCAGATAATGCTCCTATGCTAACAGGACGCACCGTTGAGGGTGGTGTGCGCCGGGTTGAGGGGTTGGAAAACTTTGACCCAGACAAAGGAAAGCAAGACGGTATGTCAGTTGCTGAAGCTACCCGGCACATGATGGCAGACTTTGATGAGTATGTTCCGCGTGATTGGGATGAGGGCAAAGACAAAGAAGAGCATGAGGCATTTAGGGAACACTTGCCTGATATGCTTGGCAACGCTCTTGAAGGCTTGAAGGCGTGGCAAAACAAACATGGACTCAACATCATCAACGGTGAGCATCAAACGTGGCATAGCGTTCCAGAATTAGATGTAAAGATTATGATGTTCCGTGACTTTTACAGCAGTACATTTCTATGTGATTTGAAATGCAAAATGCCACAACGCAACCCGGTCAAGAAAGACGGCACACGTACATGGCGCATACCAAAGCCAGACACTCAGCCCAGCGAAAACAATATCAAACAGATGTCGGTCTATTGGAGAGCGACAGGTCAAAAGCCATCGTTGTTACAAGTCACTGCATCAGGTTTTCATATCTGGGATGAAGACAACTGCGAACTGCTACAAGAACAACATCTTGAGCAAGTCTATCAAGATGTGAAGCGTAGTTGGATTACAACACAAAATCTGATTCGTGCCGCGCAAGGTAATTGGCACACATTGGCTGGCCTAGTCACCCCGGATTTCACAGAGATTGCAAGGAGACATGGGCCACACATACTCAAACTAGCAAGGGAGTTTTTCAAATGATTACAGCAAAAGATTTAGATGACATGGATGATTTGTTTTCAATACCAACGCCAGTTTACAAGCTGGTACGGAATGAAGACCCATCAACAAGTCACGCGGCGGCTGAGAGCCTAGACGCAAACCGCATGGAAAAGAGAGTGCTTGAGGCTATCCAAGCGTATGGCACAGAGGGTTGCATTTCTGACCAAGTGCAAAGAAGACTGTCACACTACGGCTACAGCACAGTTACTGCCCGGTACAAGCAGTTAAAAGAGAAAGGGCTGGTGAAGGTTGACCACCGCAAGCGCAAGGGCAAGTCAGGGCGTAGTCAGTTAGTAATGTGGGCAACAGAATTTTATCAGGGAGAAGAAAATGGGTAGACCAAAAGGCGTAAAAAACAAACCAAAAACAAATCAAATGATAACTTTGAAGCTTACCAAGCAAGAGTTTGGCTTGTTGACAGAATGGAGCAAGCGTCATTTCTGGGACAACACACAGTCTTTTGAGGATGACATAGACATTGATGAATTGCTTGGCTGGTCAAGAAGCTGCTTGCTGATGGCAAGACTCAAGGCTATTGCAGATGATCAAGGCATTCACTTTGGGTACGATGATTTTCCAACGGCAGATATGGCACCTGCTGCCGTTAGAACCGACAGGGTTACTCAACTGTTTATTGATCAATACACAGATAACGTAGCAATGCTGGCTAAACAGAAGGCAAAAGAAAATGGATGAAGAAACACAACAGCGTCTCGACATGATGCAGATGAAAATTGATGAACTAGAATCAAAGGTGCTAGAACAAATGGTTACCTTCACCACGGCCTTGAAACTGATCGCAGATTTGATGGAGCAAAGAAATGGCTAGAGCAGACTTGCCACAAAACCTTATCGAAGCCTTGCAAGAGGTGGGCATGAGTCCTGTCATGGATCAGGGTGCTGTGTGGAACTGCCGGGGTACGCCAGTTGTTTACCACAAAGCCTTAGAGCGTATTGCTCACAAAAAAAACATGAGATTTGACCCACCAATGATTATCGAAACAGACGCAGAAAAAAACATAGCGGTTGTCTGCGTCACTGGATATTTTGGTGATTTCTCTGAATGGTCAATAGGTGAAAGCACACCGCGCAATACTACTAATAATTATCCTTTTGCTATGGCTGAAAAACGCGCCAAGGATAGAGTTATATTAAAATTGCTTGGTGTCGCTGGTTTTGTTTACTCAGAAGCAGAGGCTGATAATTTTGAAAAAAGCAACCCAGAACTTGTGTCAAAAAAAAATGACGACACTGGTTTTAACCCAGAGGAGCAAAAGGCAAGAAAATTTTTGCGTGATGTAGACATGAGATGCAGCCCTGCCAACATGAAAACACCAAATGACTTGATTAAGCTGGTTGAAAATAGTTGGTTTCGGGATGGTAAAGAACACGCAAAAGAACACTCAGAATTTGTAACTGGAAAACTTAAAGAGACAATTGAGCAAGCTGCAAGAAGACTGAAAGTGGAGATGAACTAATGCCAACAAAAGTTAGAAAAAAAGTTTGGGGTTTTAAAATGTTTCGTAATGATAACAAGAAACAGCACAATTCACCCGACTACGGGAACGCAAAGTTATCTTGTTTTGATCCAATTTTGAAACAAATCGCCCCGATTACATTTTCACCCGACAAGCATTATGAACTATCAGGGTGGATAGACGGAGATGAAATTGGAGTTTCAATCAACGAAATCACTATGGTGGAATCAGCCGACAACATTGCTGATGGTATTTCACAAGGTGGATTTAAGCCGATTGCAGAGGCTATCGAAACACAACACTACCCAGAAGGGCGGCAGGAAGCCTCACAACAGCCTCAGCCATCTATAAAGTGGGATTGAGGCGCAAACGTGACAAAGCCGCTCAGAGGGCCTTTAAACAGCCAGCAATCGAATATGTAGTCTGTGAGGCTTGTCAGAAATCAATGCCGTTGGTGACAGGGTACTGGGTGATAAATGGCTTGGGGGAGTTACTTTGTTATGGAAACGAAAGTTGTTTCACTCAAAAAGCATATAGACATCAAGGAAGCGAGGCTGGTAGCACCTGATTATTACGCCGCGCTGATCTTGTCAGGCTGGGGATTGTTTAGAATACTAGAGCATCATGGCTTTGAGCCACTGAAACCCAAGCACGTTGTATCACTGACAGATGCCAGTGCGTACACGACAGAGGCACATGTTATAGAGTGCCTTGCTCAATATATTGCAAGCGGTGGAGAGTTAGTTACATGGGGATGAAACGAAGAATTACAGCCGAAGAATATAATCGCATAAGTGTTTATAAAGACGGTCATTATAAACAATGTGATTTGACAAAAGATTATTTCTTACGCACAGAGTTTCGCTCTGGCAAGATGATTCCTGCAAGTGGAACTCCTTTTATTCATAGCACTGCTTATAAGCGCAAATGAACTAGCGTTTCTTCTTTGGTTTCTTGCCAGCCTTCTTCATGGCTATGGCTGTTGCCGCTTGCTTCTTCATCTTGGCAGACTTCATGCCGCCTTTTTTTCCACCGTAATGTCCAGGCATTTACTTCTTCCTCTTCTTCTTTGACGCAATAATTTTCTTTTGCAGTGCCGCTGGCAAAGTTTTCTGCTTGGCTGTCAGCATACCACCGTTACCGTTTTTCATCATCTTTTTTTTCTTCGAATGTCCCGGCATCACTTCTTTCCTTTCTTTTTGGCTTTGTTACGCTTGGATATTGCTGCTGCCTTCTTCTTTGCATCAGCCTTGCTGCTTGCACCCCATGCCCGGAGAGACAGGAGCAACCGTGTCGGCTTACCATTTTTGTACTCTGGCCCTTTCATGTTGCCCATGCGAGCCAAGAAACTAGCCCTTCTGGGGTTGTCACCCTTCTTGACAGGTGCTTTTAGATTCATGCCCTGCCGCCTAGCAGACGCACGGCCTTTAGCGTTCAAGCCACCCTTGGGGTTCTTGCCAGCTTTGCGTTGCCATGCTGGTGTCTTAGCCATCTGCCAATGCTCTCATACGATCTACCAAACGTCTAGCCCGGTTGGGTACTTGAGTGTACCACCGCGAGTCTACCATCTCATCGGCTGCTTTGTTCCAGTCCCTAGCATCTACGCCAGCCTTCATACCCTTGAACTTGGATAGCCGGGGCCGTCCCATGTTGAACATCATGTTAGCTATGATGTGCTGGCACTCTTCTGGCAAATCATCAAAGTCATCATACAGCACCCGGCACTCATCAAGAGTTACAGCAATATCAAGAGCAAACAACTGACGCACACGCTCTTGTTCAACAACTGTACCCACAGGCTTGCCATATTCTTCGTCAGCCTCAGTAATCATGTGGCCCACACCTGTCGTGCAGATTCCTAAATGATCTAGGTATATCTCGTACTTGCAGCCTTCGTCTTCGGCTATCTCTTCGCGTAGCTTATCTTTGTTCATTTCTTCTTCTTTGTGGCCGTCTTCTTTTTCTTTTTGCTACCACCGCGTAGCAAATCAGCATCAGCTTTCCTTGCGCCACCCTTGCCAGACACAAAAGATTTTACTCTGCCCATAGCCCACTGATGCGCTGATACCTTTGGTCTAGAGCCTGATGAATAGTATGCACCCAGCCCACGTTTGTAGACCTTATCAAGAGTTGCTTTGGAATATCTTGATGCGCCTGAGATGCTTGCATACCTAGACATTACATTAACTCTCGCAAGTCAACGCCAGTTTGCGCTGCTAATTTTGTAATTCTCCTCAACGCATGATTTCTTTTTTGATTCTGTTTTTTTCTTTTGATTTTATTAAGAAAAAGATAATAGCCAGGGCGATTGGGATGAGTTTTTGCTAACTGAACTTGCTCAGCTAGTGTTGGATATGGTTTTGTCATTATCCGCGACTCCTTTGTTTGCTAATACGATCCATCATGGCTGGGGTCAACTTGCCCTGCCGATACAGCTTGGCAGTACGCTTGATCTCTGCCTCTCTTTTCTTTGGGTTCTTTGCACCGCGCACATATTTCTTTGGCACACCGCCCTTTGTTTTAGGAACCTTTGCAAACTTACGTTTCATCGCTTCTTCCTCTTGGCTTGCTTGAAGTTTTTTGCAGTTGGCGCACCCTTTTGCCCAACCTTACGCATCTTCTCACCACTGCCAGCCTTGATACGCTTACGCTTTGCATGGATGTTGCGATACAAACTCATCACTTTCTCCTAAATTTATCAAGCCCTTTCAAACCTAGCCCAGCCAAGATTGTGACATATAAAATGTTCTGATACCAGTCCGGCAACTCACTAAGTCGCTCAAAGCCAGACTTCACAACATCTTCCATACCCGGAATGAATGATAAAATACAAGGGGTTAGCACGGCTATTGTGATTACCTCATCCTTCCAAGACCCCTTGGTGGACTCAGCCATAATCATTTCCCACTTGCTGTCATGCTGGGCAGCGGTCTTCATTATCTCTGATTTGGCTTTTTCTTTCTCGACTTTGCCCTCAAGAAATGTCTGTGCCAGACTGCCTACAACACCTAGAAGCTGTATCATTCGCATCTCTCCTTACCAGAACATTCTTCTGGAAAGCACTGTGGAACCATGAAATAAAATTTGTTGTTGGTAGACTTGTGCCACATGCCATCTGATCGCAGCCAGTTACATTGCTCTAAGGTCATTGGCTGTTGGAGTGCCATTTGACCAATGGGGTGATTTGTAACACCATCACTACCCCACATGCTTATCACTAAAATGTATAAGGTTTCTTTCATTGTTTTGGTGTCCTTGCTTCTTTGCCAAGATAGATACCATACACGCCTGTCATCACGCCCATGATTACAGATACAAATGCAGACTGCTGCGTTGTTGGGTTCTCAAGATTCATAAACCATTCTGCACAACGCCAGGACATAGCTACAGACGCAAGCATTGTAAGCTTAGCTGTAAGATTAAACTGTATGTATCGCTTCCACCAGTCAGTCATAATACAATCTCTTCTGCACTGCTTTGAGCAATGGTTGCAAACAAGAATATAAACAATGCCACTGCTACCGCGATAATACAGGTGACAAGTAACGTTGTTTTAATCGTTT